CCCTCTTTGAAAGCCGGTTCTCGGCAATTGATTATTTCACACTTAAAATCATTAAAATGAAGAAACGATTTAGACGTAGTAAACGTCGTTCTTTTCGTGGCGGCAAAGGTCGCCGCAAAACTCGGTCACTTAATCGCTACTTTACATCACGTGGCGGTATAAGATTATAATCACTAAGCCCTGGTTAATAGCCAGGGCTTTTAAACTTTAAAACAATGGGTAAAAATCAAAATTTCTTCAACCAGGTAGCGAGACCAAAAATGCCTCGCTCTGTACATGACTTAAGTCATGAGTTTAAATTCACTTGCAATATGGGTGAACTAATCCCGGTAACTACTATCGACTGCATTCCAGGTGGAAAATATCACCTGGACAATGAAGCTCTTGTACGTATGCTGCCAATGGCAGCTCCGGTATTTGACCGTTTCAATGTAACCTTCCACAGGTTCTTTGTACCTAAACGACTTCTATGGGATCACTGGGATGAGTACGTTTCGCTAACTAAAATTGGTACACCTGCTGCCCTTCCTGTACACCCTTTCAGTACTATTGACCCCGCTTTAATGGCTGCTGACTCGTTATCCTGGGTAACTGCCGGAAACAGATTACTCAACTACATGGGTATACCTCTGTCTTATAATGGTGACCAGGGTTCTGAGGAAACATTCAATCCAATGCGTTTTGCTGCATATCAATTCATTTATAATGAATACTACCGTGACCAAAATTTAATACCGGAAGTACCTTATAAATTGGTTGATGGTATAAACGATATTCTTAATTACAAAACTTTAAGGTTACGTGCTTGGAGGCATGATTATTTTACAGGTGGTTTACCTTTTGTACAAAAGGGTGACCCTGTTACTATGCCTATTATACTTTCAGACGCGGAAGTTAAGTATCGTAATGATGCTGCACCTGTCACAACTACTGTACTAAATGGTGCTCCGGCTAATGTAAGTGTTCAGCCTGGCGTACCTGATAATGCAGCTGTAACGGATTTACAAATGTTTGCTGAAATGGAGTCTGCATCATCCTTAACGACTATAAATGATTTCCGTCGTGCTAATGCAATACAAAGATTCCAGGAAAGGCTTGCACGGGTTGGCTCTAGGTTTACTGAGTTCCTTAAAGGTGTGTTTGGTGTTGAAAGCCGTGATTCCAGGCTACAACGTCCAGAGTATATTGGAGGTGATATTAAGCCTATTACAATTTCAGAAGTATTAAATACAACAGGTACTACTGAGCTTCCACAGGGTAATATGTCTGGACACGGTGCCACCTATATAAGTGGCAAAGGTTCGCACTATACTGCTGACGAACACGGCTATATTATTACCATAATGAACATACAACCTAATGGTGCATATATGCAAGGGTTTGACCGTGAATTTTTAAAAATCAATCACCCTACTGAAATCTACTTACCTGACCTGGCCAACTTGGGCGAACAGGAAACATTCAAGCGTGAAATATATGCTTATACTGGTGAGGGTTCCGAACCGTTTAATTATAATCCAAGGTGGACTGAACACAGGTTTATGCCTAATAGGGTAGCCGGTCTTCTTGCTGCTGACCCTCTTATGCACTGGACTGCTGTACGTAAATTCGATAATAGACCTTTATTCAATCAGACATTTATCGAAAACAAAGGAGTTGGTTCATCAGACCGTATTTTCGTTGATACTGACCCTGACGCACAAAATCTCCTGGTACAGTTATATAATACTGTGAATGCAGTACAGCCTATTCCTAAACTTGGTACACCTTCACTGTAATGTGTATCAATCCTGTAGTACTTACTGATGGTACATATCCCTGCGGCAAATGTTACTATTGCCAACTTAAGCGCGTTAATGGCTGGGTTCTTAGGCTCACAATGCAGGAAAAAATATCAGATTCAGCCTATTTCATAACTTTAACTTACGAAAATGAAAGCAACGATAAAAACAGTGACGTTGCACGTATTACCCCAAATAACAGACGTACACTTGTTAAACGGGATTTGCAATTATACTTTAAACGCTTACGTAAGGTTTCCGCGAAACATGGAAGACGTGATATCAAGTACTATGCCGTTGGCGAGTATGGCACCAAATCCGGTCGTCCTCATTATCACGCCATCGTTTTTAACGCCTCGGACGTGGACATTAGAGCAAAATGGATTCACGGATTCGTACATGTTGGAACGGTTACATCGTCTTCTATCTCCTATTGCCTTAAGTATGTTCATAAAGGAAGAGTTGTGCCCGTCGACGATACTGATGATAGGGAAAAGGAGTTCTCCGTTAGTTCACAACGGCTCGGTACAAACTACCTTACACCTGCCGTAATGAAATGGCACAATGAAGATCCAGTTAATCGTACTGCAGTAACAATGCCTGGGGGCTTTAAATTGCCCTTACCCCGCTATTTCAAAGACAAAATCTTTGATATTAAAACCAGGGGTATTATACAGGACTATTACCAGGCATTAGCGGATGTAACACTAAAGGAAAATATGCTAACTGAACAAAAATGGTCAGACCATAAAAAACGTATGGCTTCTCTTTTAGCACTTGATCCCAGGGTCAAAAAATACATTGCTACATTAAACGAAAAACTTTAATATGGCTAAAAATCAACTATCTCGGCCTGCTTGGTATGGTTATATCAAAAAGGACGGAACAGTCTTAAAACGGCTTAAAATGCCTGTAATCAAATTTCAATTAACCAAAAAAACTTATCCACATGGCAAAAAGTGCAAGTAACCAGGTAAAACTTACCCTGGAAGAAACTCCTCCTAAAGTATGGCGTACAAACTACCGCCCAATACCAGCACCTGGGGAGATCAATAACATGCCCTCTATGACTGTACCTGATCAGTCAATGAGTCTTATAGAATTATGGGCAAAATTTGGCTCCGGCTCTCAAATGGTAAACGTCGGACATGAGTTATACTATGATGGTATCGGTGACGAAGTTGATGTGTCTGACGACTTTCTTGCCGGAAAACATTGGGATTCACTTGACTTGGTCGAAAAACATGATATCCTAAAACTTGGCAGAAAAGACTTTACTCGAATTAACGAGGGAATAGCTGCTGCCCAAAAGGAAAAAGCTGCACAGCTTGAACAAAAACGTAAACAGGAGGCGCAAGACCTCGCTGATATGAAAGCCTATATAAAATCTAAAGCTGCTAATGGAGGCACAAGCGGCAGTGAAGCGTAGCGGAACGTTAGCGGTCGGAGCGCAGCGACGGTGCCGTATCTCCCGTCCTTGAGACGGGTAAATATCCTATAAAAATCAATCCCCCCGGGATTTGCCGGGACCCGCGGTAGCGCCGCCGGAGGCATTCAAAAATAGGTCTACAACGTAGTCCTATAACACAAAAAAAACCAGGGCAGGGAGTGTAACCCCAGCCCAGGTGCCTGGCCAGTGGAGGAGCAAGGGCGAAAGCGTAGCGAAAGCCCCAGCGACGACCAGCCAGGCACCAGGGCTAAGGGGTTGCCTCCCGCCCTGGTCTAAAAAAAAGCACCCAACAAGGTGCAACTATATTAACATAAAATTATTTAATATGAAACTAAGCATCCAACGGATGGAACGCAACGAAATCGCTGCGCTAAACAAAAGCCCCCCGCTAAGGGGGGCTCTGCATTAATACTTAATATATGTATTAATGCTACGTGACACCGGTTTGCCACGTCTAAACATTCATTCACGTAAAATAAAACTTATGGGATTTCCTATCGCAGAAGTAATAGGTGCAGCCGGAACTATCGGAGCGGGTGCCCTTAATATGCAATCTGCATCAAAAACAAATCTCCGAACAAGGCAACACAATGAACATATGTTCAATAAACAAGCTGATTTAGCCAGGGCTAATTGGGACTTACAGAATGAGTATAATAGCCCAAAAGCTACAAAACAACGGCTTAAAGATGCCGGTCTTAATCCAGCTCTTGTCTATGGACAAGGCTCAACTGGCTCTAATGCTTCGGAAGTAAATATGCCTAATATAGGCTCTTATAATCCTGACACCCCTCGCCTGGATTCGGGCGAAATAGGTTCTTCCCTGGGTAATGTCGCAAGTGGTATGGTAACACTACAAAAGTCTATACTGCAACAAAACCTTATGAACGCAAAAGCCCAGGAAGAGCTTACTAGGGCTAACACTAACAAGGTTAATGCTGAAGCTCGTCATATAGACCAGGATTATGATGATGGTCTCACAGTAGACGATACTGGAAGACCTTTACACCTTCGCAGTAAACTCGCTTCATACTCACAACTGGCATCAGATGCCAGGTTAAAAGCTGGAGAACAGGCTAACCAGCCAACTAAAATAGAGCAGGAAAATGCTCTACGTAAAATGCAAACTGCTGAAGGACAGCAACGTATCAACAAATTAGTTGAGGAAATATCTGCTATTCAAAAACTTACACCTGAACAAGTCGCCAGGCTTAAACAGGAAGTAAACAATTTGATAATATCAGGAAAAATTCTAAATTTGGATTATGAATTCCAAAAGCGCAATTATATTAAACCAGGTAATGGTGGTGTTATTGGTCAGATTCATTCTTTAACTGATTGGCTCATAAACGTTAGGTAAAAAACATAGCCTATGTGCTATAACCGCCCTCTTTGAAAGCCGGTTCTCGGCAATTGATTATTTCACACTTAAAATCATTAAAATGAAGAAACGATTTAGACGTAGTAAACGTCGTTCTTTTCGTGGCGGCAAAGGTCGCCGCAAAAC